TGGAGTTACAGTTACTGTTGCTCCAACTGTTACTGCTGCAGTGTTTGCTGTGTCAACTGTAATGGTTGTTGTTGAACCACTTGTTGAGATAGCAGTAATCTTTGCACCAGATGCAATACCTGTTGCAGCAATCTTGTCGCCAACTTCGGCGCGAGATGCAATAACAGATGATGAAGCAACACCAATAGTAAATCCTGCTGATGTTCCTGCAACTGTTGCTGTTGTTGTTGCTAGTGCTGACTGGTCTGCACCAGTCTTAGCGTTGAACAAACGTGCTGATTCTACGTAGAATGCACCTTCGTATTGTCCAATTTCTCCAGCATAGATGTTCTCTGGTGTGGAGTAATTGTGTGGGTCGCGCCATCCTGCTGCGCCTGTCTCTGCACGTAGGTCGTGTGAAACTTCTGGGTGGATACCTGTCCAGTATAGTGAACCCTTACGGTATGCAGCCTTGTTAGCACGCAACTTTGCGACAGCCTTGCGGATGTCTGGTGAGTCGATTGTTGCAGCAGCAGTGATTGTTGCTGTTGATGTCGCTGTTGAACCACCGTAGATTACGTTGCTTCCACTGCGTAGTGTTGTCATTGCAACCTGGTCGATTGAATCTGCAAGGTTGAATGCGATGATGTTAGCAATTGCTGGGTCTACATCTGCTAGAGAGAATAGTTCCAACGCACGTGTTACAAGAACAGAGTTACCGTACTCGTTAAGAGTAATTGTAACTGTGTTAGGTGTTGACAATGCTACTGCATCTGGGTCAACTGTCTCTGTTAGTGTGCTTGTTGCTGCTGTTAGGTCCTCGTACTTTTGTAGTACTACTGTTGAACCTGGGATTGATTGCTGTGCTGGAGTCTTGTCTGCGACTGAACGAATTAGTGGCTCTGAACGGAGAGCGAATTCTAGAAGACGGTCGTATGCCTTCTGTACAAGACCTGCACCGCCGACGGTACCTCCGAGAGAAGTACTGCCTGTGGATGTATATGCGTTAGGCATATGCGGTCACCTCCAAGTGACTATGAACGGATATTATTGTTGTGAGCGTAGAATTGCCAGAATGTCTTCTTCAGACGTTGCCTGAGACATTCTGTATTCAATATCATTTGCTCGGTCAGGGGTCATAGCATTCTGGGTAACCAAGTCCTGGTTGCGTAATGCAGCGCGGTCTTCTTGGGATATTCCTGATGCTTCTTCGTTAACCGTTAGTCCGAACAAGTCTGCATTATCATCGAGCCAGTTAGAAACTGAATCTTCGTTAATGTCATCCAAGTCCTTCATTACTAAACGGGCTGCTTTAAGATTGACGCCCTTCTTTTCTAGTACTGACTTGACAATTGCCTCACGCTGCGTCTTGGAAAATCCCTCAAGTTGCTCAGTAAGTTCTTTGATACGCTTCTCATCTGCACGCTTGGCTTTTCGCAACTTTTTAAGTAAGTCGCTTCCATCCATCGGTGCTTCTTCGATTGTATCTAGGTCATCGTCTTCGTCGTCCCAGTAGTTGTTGCTCATAGCAACGCCACCCTTCTATTCGTAGTTAGTTCGCAAGCCTCAGATACCATTCGGGGAAATGGTCTGGCTCTTACTCCCAGTCTGTTACGCTGGCGGGGCTGGTCGGTCCGCTCAGGATTCTGTTTTAGATTACGCGATTAGCACGAGATTGTGAAGCAAGCGCTCTAGGACTTGTCCCAGCCTTGCCCATAAATCGTGCTTCTTCTTGCATTGTTAAATCTTCTAGTGCCTTAAGTTCCTTGGCAGACTTGCCAATTACAGCATCTGTTAAACCAGAAACACCTAGTGACTTAACTCCAGAGATTTCTGCAAGTTTCTGCTCTGTCTCTCGTGCACGAGAAATCTGACCAAACTGTGGAAGGGTGCTTTCAAATGTTCCACCACTTCTAGCAATTTGTTGTGCTCGCTCATTGGTAATTCCACTAAGCAATGTAGGACTTACGCCAAGTCCTTGCTGCTCTGCAGCACTAAGTACTTCATAACCAGTAAGTTCTTGCTGTAGTTGCTTAGCACCCTTATCGCCAAGAGCCAAAGCCTTAGCAAGTTGCACTCTGTCAAGAGTTGGAAAGAATCTTCCAATAGTTTTTTTCATAGAATCTGGTGCTAAATCAATGCGGTCAAAGATGTTAACAATTCTATTACCAAATTCTGTGGCATTTACACCTTTGCTAAGTACATCTCCAAGAAAATCTTCATTAGCCAATTCACCTAAATTAGATGCCTTAAGCATATCTCCCATCGTAGATTCTGTTTTAAAGTATTCAGCAATGGTTGGCACAGTAACTGCCTTGCCTGCTTGCTTCATATCTTGAAGTGCATAGATTCCTCTAAATCGTTTGGTAAAGTCAGCCATTGCTGGGTTATTACGAGACTCAAGAAGAGCCATATTAAATGATTCTTCCGCTGATGCTCCAGTTTTATAAAACTTAGAAACAACCTTATAGAGTTCATTAGCCCAAGGTTTAGCCATCTCTGCTGCACCAAAGAAGGTTGCAAGTGTTTGCTTGAATACATCCGACGCTAAAGTAGGACCAGTATCTGTTGGGCTAGTAACTGTCGGTGTTGGTGGAGGAGTAGTACCTGGTGGAGGAGTAGTACCTGGTGGAGGAGTAGTACCTGGTGGAGGAGTAGTACCTGGTGGAGGAGTAGTACCTGGAGGAGTAGTAGTAGTTGGTGTTCCATCTACACGATTGCGACCAGGTTCCCAACCAGCGGCTTTTGAGCCTACAAGAGGTGAACCAATTGGCATAATAATTTGCCATTCACCGTCTACGCTACCAACCCATTTAACCTGCCCACCGCCAGCAATTTGCTCTGGTGACATAACTGGCTTGGCTGCTACAGCCTGTGCCGCTGCTACTTGTGCAGTAATATTTGCTGCATAGTCAACAGAAGAGCCAATATCTCTACCTAGTGCTTTTTCAACTGGTGACTGAAAAGTTTTAGTTGGAACAGGCGCCGCTGCAGCACGCATAGCAGCAGCCTTTGTCTGCTCATCAACAACAGTAAATGGAGTTAATACATAATCTTTGTCTCTCATTATACTCCGAATCCCATCGCTCGTGCTATTCCTACTGCAGAATCGCGTGCTAGTTCTTTAGACCAACTTGCCTTCTCTGAGTTAGGGTGATTCTTTAGGTAGTCAACCCAGTCAGATAGTGAACCCATCTGTACATTTCCTGCTGTTCCATCTGGACGAACAAACTTGTCAAGGTCTGGATTGTCTAAATCAATTGTATTTGGGTCAATCTCCCAGTACTTAGCCATCTGGTTGACATATGGTTCTACAACATCCATAACAGTTAAGCCAGGAGTATCTTGTAATCTCTTTGCAAACAATGGGTAACGCTTTGCAGCCTTGGCTCCTAGGTCTTTTTTAAGAGCATCAATAGTCTGCTTGCCTGAAGCAAGTGCTACGCCAAGGGCATTGATTTCTTTCTGGCTTAAATCAGATATTCCGTTATCTTTAAGAATAGATTTAATTGAGGCAATCTGTGTGATTGCGCTAGATGGCAACTTGGTTGTATCACCTAGGTTAACCTTTGCCCACAAGAAAGACTCTGTAAAATCTTTAGCGTTAAACAATGATGGTGTAACAACGGTCTCTGTGCCACCAGTGGCAGCCTTACGAGTAGTTGTCTTGCCAGAAGCCTTAGCCTCAACGTTTAACTTGTTAAAGAATTCTTTCTTATCAGCATCACTTAGTACGCTAATGTCAAATCCAATTGTGCTTGCAATTTTGCCTAGTAATGCATCTGCTGTAATTTGGTCGTACTCTGTGTATGTTACGCTTTCGCCATTAACAGCAGGAGAGTTCTTTGTTAGAACAGCAAGAACATCCCAAGGGCTTTTCTTCTGTCCTTCTTTAAAGGCAGCAATAGCACCATCTACAATGTCATTCCATAGAGCCTGACGGGCAGAATCGGTTGGTTGCTTGTTAGCAATAGTAAGCAAGTACTGGGTAAGTGAAACTTGTGCACTTGATGGCAGTTTAGCAAAAGACTTCTTAACTACAGAAGCATCAGCCTTGACTAAGTTACCGTTTTTATCTGGCATCCAGATATAGGTAATTTTAGGACCCGCACTTGGCTTTCTAGGTACAACAATAGTAGGAGGTGCTGGAATACCAGAGGCAGAAGATGAAGACGTTTCTGGTGCTGTTGTCATTCCTTAGGCTCCTTTATATTTAAACTATCATTGCTGTAATAGCGCGTAATGATTCTTTGTAAGGTTGGGTCCCACAAAGGAAGGGTTTCTTCAAGATATAATTGCCATTGCTCTTCAATTGCACCCTTGTATCCTGTTGGTGCATCTAGCCGAGCCTTGCCAAATGATTCTCTGTATTCAATAAATTTCTTAGCGTGAGTCCAGAACTGTGTGTTTCCAAACTTCTTCATAAACTTTTCGTCGCTTATGATTTCCTTAAGACCAGCGGATTGATAGAAAGCACTATCTTTAGCACCTGCACCTCCGCCATACTCAAGGAACCAAGCCTTACTTACAGTGCCTAGCGTTTCAGCGTATGCTCTAAGTTGGTCCTTTAATTCTGGAACACTGAGATAACTCTTATAGTCAGCCGCCTTTGCTGCAGCATTTAACTCATCTTTATATTCTGTATAAGCCTTCCAAAGACGTGACTTAGTAAGTTCGTCCTCAACCATTTGCGGTGTCTTAAGTTGTGAGTTAAGTACAGTTCCACCAGGAAGAGTTGCATTAGGGTCATTAAGGAACTTACCTACCTGAATGTTATAATCTCTTGGTAAGTCAGCAGTCATTAACCCAACAAGTGATGGGTCAAGACGTTCTAGTTGCTTAGCAAGACCAGAGAAATCTTCATAAATACGACTGTAAGCCTTCTGACTTGCTGGGAAATATGCAACTTTATCGCGTGCGCCACCAACAAATAGACGGTCTATTGGGAAGTCTGCACCACCTGCAAGACGCATTTGCTTCTGGAATTCATCTTCTGCAAGAGTAGATGCTTGCATTTCAGTAAATGGCTTACCAGTCTTAGGGTCAGTCTTAGCCTTGTACTTGTCATACAACATATAGTAGTAATCAGAGAACAGTGCATCAGGACGAGACTCAACATATTGAGGTGTACCAAGTAGAGAAAACATCTGTGTGCGGAACTTACGGTAGTAGATGCTTTCCGTACCCTTACGAATACTCTCTTCTGTAGGCTTAGGACCTATCTTCATCTCGTAAAGAATTTGCTGACGTTGAGCCTCAGAGAGTAGTGAGTTGACCCACATCTCATCTGTTGTACTCTTATTCAAAGCAGTTGCTAGATTACGTGCCCAAGCAGGTGTAAATGTACGCCCTAATTGAGTCTTTAAATCAGGTTCAATTCCGTATGGGAACAACTCTTCGTATGAGTATCCAGGAATTCTTCCGACTGTTTTGTCGATAGTTTTCTTAATCTCATCCTCAGTACTTACCTTCCAAGATAAAGCACGTCCAATAGCAAGTGGTACTAAATAAGATGGACCAGGTAAGTTTGCAATGTAATTAGTTGAACGAGCACTAATAGTTACACCCTTGCCATCGTTGAGTCCCATTTCCTTTGTGCCAGGAATAAGCAGATATTCTGCTTCCATAGGATTCTCAACTGGGTTACCGTACTTATCTACACCAAATGAGTTGTATAAACCGTAGTAACTATTAAGGAATCCACCCATACGCCCAGGCTGCTTGACGGCAAACCCACCATAGCGATAGATACCAGAAGCAGCAGCATTAGGAAATGTAGTCAATGTTCTTGCAAGGTACAAAGCACGCTGCTGGCGTGGAATTGTATAAAACGTCTTGCTAATGTTTGCAACCATTTCTGTTGCAACTGCTGGACGTAAAGCAAGAATTGTTGCAAGTGTTACTTCTTGTCCTTGAGCAACAAGCATATTTGCTTTTTCAGTTAGACGCTTAGAAAAGTCAACAGTTCCATAAACTTCACGAATCAAATTTTCTGGCTTAAGTAAAAACTTCCAAGCACTTGACGTCCATAAATCAATTGCTTCATTCGCACCTTTTAAAAGATTAGTAGGCTTTCCGTATGGAACATCTAGTGGCTGAATGCCAACCATCTGGTCTAATTTATCACCCAGTAATTTTTCTAAATCAGTCTTCCTAACAGGACCTGCAGCAGCAAGTAGTTGTGCATCCTTAGTAGGTAGATAACGATTGACATATGAGAATCCCTCATCAACCATATCTGTCAACTGGTCAATTGGACGACCCATTGAACGAGCATAAGATTTACCTTGATTAGTAGCAGCCCAAGCAAGAAGAGTTTCGCGTGACTTACCAGCAAGAATCTGGTCAACCAACATATCCCCACGCATAAAGTTGTTGACTACATAAGCCAACTCATCAAAGTATATAGGGTCTGCAACATTGGTAATAGCCTGTGGACCATTTCTAAAGATTGTGTCAAACTTTGCTACAGTTGCTTTGCTACCAAGAATTTCAATTGTTCTTGTATTGTTGCTCGATATTTCACTAAAGTAACCATCACCAAAATGCTCGCGGCTGCGCATAGATGGCATTTCAAATACTTGACCATCAGCCAGTACAATCTTTTCTGTTTCAGGCAACAAAGGTTTTTTCTCGTAACGACCTTCTGCTACAGAGAATATCTCTCCACGTTCTTTAACCTTAGGTCCAAGTTCATCAAGAGCATCACCAATTGCTTTATATCTTGCTGCAATTAATGCATCTAAATCATTAATTTCTGGAGCAAGAGTATTGATAGTTTGAGATGCTTTAGCAATTAAAAGTTCTGCATTACGAATCTCAGAGGCATAACGCTCACCTGCACGAGCATCTGCTGGCAGGTCCTTAAGTGTCTGGATTCTACGGCGCAGACCATACAAAGATGGAACATTAACGGGCTTACCATATTCAACGGTGTACCTATTGAGTTGTGCTTCAAGATAATCAACCATCTTCTCTGCAGCACGCAAGTCTTCCTTGACTACATCCGCCCATTCACGCTTGGTTGCTGGAGATACACCAGGAACATCTGCAAATAGTTGCTCGTACTTAGCGTATGTAATATCTCGATTCGTAATAGCCATATCGTATTGCTGTGACAAAGCCTTAATTTCTTTTTGAATCTCTTTTTTTGCACTAGGCAAAAGAGTTTTAGACTTTTCAATATTACGAATTACAAAATTTGCGCTGTTTTTAATAATCTGTCTACCCGCAGCACCAAACATAGCGGTAGCAAACTTGCTACCCTCAGCCATTGTTGCTGCTAATAAAGGTTCAAAGATTGAGTTCTTTGGAATATAACTGAAACGATATAATGCTGAGATAGAGAAAGCCTTGTTTCCAAGTTCAAATATGCCACGCATAGAATCACGTGCAACTCCACCAGTAGTCTGAATAGCACCAGTTACCATATTTTGCTCACGACGTGCAGCACGGGCGAGCATTCTATCAAGTTCACCAAATGGCAAGACTGGCATTGAGTTAGCAAGTTGAGCCTGGACTTTTGGAGCAACCTGAATTCTTACGCCCGTTGGGTCCATTGCTGTACCCATACGGCTTAGATTTCCGTGCACAGTGTATACATCTTGCAATAAATTATCAACAAAACCATCAATTCGTTCTGTATTGCGGAACCCACGAGTAAAAGCAATTGCGCGAGTTAACTCTACATTGAGATTGTTAATCATTGCTGCTCGTTCGCCGTCAGTCTTTGCTGACACAAACTTATCAATTATCTCAGTGCGATATTGAGAGACAGTCATTTTAACACCTTCGTGGTTTTCAATAATTCTGTCACCACGAGTAAACAAAGGAATATCATCAAAAGTAGCAATCAGTTCATCGATGCCATTTTGAGGACGGATACCTGAGTTAGTAATAAAACCCTTAGGCATCATTGTTCCAAATGTACGAATAAGAACCGTACTTGGTCCATTGAGATATTTGCTTTGCAGTACTGTTTGTGTAAATCCACCAACATTAGAAAAGTCGCGTTCAATGGTAGCAGTTCTAATTTTTCCAGCACGAGAGCGCACAGCAGCAAAGCCTTCACGTCCAAGGACTGGCTCTGCTGGCTTATAGTTCTTACCAAAAAATGTTGGTTCTGTTGAGACAATACCAGTAGTTGGGTCTTCAACTTCCTTTAAGAAAGCATCATAAATTTCTTGGTGCTTAGGGTTCTTTTTAATAGCATCATCAAATGCACCAAAAACACGACCAGAAGTTTCAGGAGTTACTCTTGGAAGTTGTCCAGTAGATGCGTAGTTTCCTTGAATAACCAAGTTACCATCACCTAATACCCATAGGTCATCGCGCATACCCGCAGAAGCAAGGCGCTCAATTGCTGGAGCATAAGCCTTATCTGCAAGAATCAAGTCACGAACAAACTCTGGGTCCTTAGTATCTCTAACAAGAGCAGGAAGTCGAGAGTTATTGCTATGCTTTTTAACAATTCTTGTAATGTCAATAATATTTTCTGATGCAGCAAGGTCTTCAATGTCTTGTCCAAAGACAGTCAAGTTGCCCTCTGTTCCACCAGACTTACGGAATGTAATGTGTTGGTTGATTAAATCCTCAGCCTCAGGCATAGCATTAACATCTCCTACACGGAAACGTGTATTAAGACCAGCCTTTAGTGCGCTAGCGCGTACACCTGCAGCAAGACCTACACCTGCAACGTTGATTGCAACGTTCTTAATTAAAAAGTCGTTTGTTCCTGTAATCCACTTGCCAAGAGTATTTTCCTCAAAGTTTTTCTGAATCTGTGCATCGTCCCACAGGTCAACATCTGCAACATCTATGCCACCATTTTTAAGAATAAGACTTTGAAAGTCGCCTAGCGGTGTAAGATTACTCTTAAGAAGAGATACACCAAGAGAAACTTTTTCGCTTCGCTCGTAAGCATCAATTACATCCGAGAACTGAAAACCTTTACCATACTCACCAGCCTTATATAAACGGCTAGTTGGGTCAGTAAGTAAAAATGCTGTCGAAATGGGACGAGCAATGATAGGGCTAAATACATATTGCTCAGCCTTCTGTGCAGCGTAAAGAACTGGGTCAACAGCCTTTGCAACGCTTGTATCAACAGTAGAAAGTCCAGCCTTTTTCAAAGCCTTCTGTGTTCCAGCCTCAGCGGCAATACCTGCTGCAGCGGCAGCGGTTGGGTCACCTTTAAATGTTTGTGCAGCACCTAGTTGAGCGCCAGATGATGCAACATTTCCAACAAGTGCACCAGGAATCGATGCAATTCCTTTAGCAGCACCTTTAAGAGAGTTGATGAAGTCTTCCCATAACGGCATTACTTCACCTCCGCTGCTGTAAATGTATCAGGGCTACCACCTTGTACTTCATTACCAGTGATAGTAAGAATAAAGATATCTCTATCTTCTGGTGATTCCCAAGGAACCATTGCCAAAGGAATTGCTATTTCATAATTGTCATAACCTAGAGAGTTAGCAAACTTGTCTAGATGGTCAAAGAAGTTATTTTCTACCCATCTCATCAAAGTATCTGTTTTTTCAGATAGTTGACAAACTGCTTGTAAGAATCAGGTGCACCCTGTAAGCGAGTAGCATTCATCAAATCTGGAAGATAACGCTTAATTAGTGCTACGTTTTCATCTTGATTAATTGCAGATGTTAAACGTGGATTTAATGCTTCTGAACCACGACCACGACCCATATCTACACCATCAGAAATAGGTAACATCTCTGTAGGTTCAGCATCAAGTGGTGTAAGTCCAGCCAACATTGATTCCATTGGGTTTGTAGGAGCCTTTACTTCAGGAACTGGGTTACCAGCCATAGGTGCACCACCCTGCTGTGCCATAGTTTCTACTCCTGTTGAGCCTAAACTCTTCATACCTGGAATATACTTAGGTGCTTGCTTGCCAGTTCCACCTGCTCCGCCTGTAGCAGAAATGTTTGCAGGGTTATACTGAGGACCACCATTGGCGCCACCACGATTTTCTGGTGCAGTTGTCATTCGTCATCCTCTTCTTCTAAGAAAGTATCTTCAAGTTCACTGTTGTACTCTTCGGCTAAGCGCATCATTCCTACTGCGTTCCAAGGAGTCATTGCTTCGCTAACTTCTGTGTGAAGAAAGCGGTTACCTTCGTAATCTGCCCATTCGGATATTAAAACCCAGCCTGATGCAATGTAGTTCTTGCCTGTGTTGTCTGTATCTACAAGAAGTCGCAGAGCGTCTTCAACTGTTTTGCGGAATTCAGCACTCATTTCTTTAACTGAGTTTCTGTAATGAATGGTTCCGCTGTCTTACTGTCATTAAGTGCAGCAATAGATGCTGCTTGTTCAGGTGTAGCACCTGCATAGAGTGCACCTAGGGCTAAATCGCCACCAGTGCCTAAGCCGTAGTAGCCTGAATCGCTACGAGATACTGCAAAGTCGCTGTCAATCTCAAACAAACTACCATTGAGTCCAACAATTATGTTAATCTCAAAGTCTTTATCTGGTGATTTAGAGTCAAGCAGACCAGCATCTGTAAGAAGTTGCTTAAGTGATGGTGCTACTTTGTTGACCATAAACTGAAATATGTTAGTTCTGTCTTTTGCTAGAAAGGCTGGTGGTTTCCAAGTGTGTAATACAACCTGTAACGCACGAACATCTCCTGCAACTCCCACAAGATAGTTACCATTAATAATAACTTTAACCATATCTGGGTGAGAGTAAATCTTTGAGTCACCTACAACGCGAGAATCGCCAAGAACTACACATCGATTTGCGTATTCAACACCAATAATTGTTGTCATTGTCCCCTACCTTAATTATCTACGTGCTACGGTTCTTACGCTTCCGCTGCCTTCTCCTGCGCCTGAAAGGCTAGAGAGAATACTCATAATGTCTGGTGGTGCTTGCTCTGGTGGTGCAATTTCTGGTCCACCTTCTGGAGCAATAGCGCCTCCTGCTGGAACGCCTTCGGGAGCAGGGGACATTTGCTCAACCATTTCTGGTGCCCCAGCAGGAGGAACTTGCTGCTGCGGAGCGAATGTGGCTTCAATTGCGTCTTCTAGTGCTTGACCCTTTTGACGAGCCTTGATAACCGCAGCAATCTTACGTACTACTTCTGAAGCATCCTGACCTTGTGTTGCCATCTGTGGGATGGCTTGTGTGTAGGCAGTTAGCGAACCAAGTAATGCGGCACGCATATCTTCAATTTCAATCTTCTCAAGTTCTTGTGTTACGTTCACAGTAAATGGAAGTTCTCTCATAGCCATATCTCGGCTGATGAGTTTTCCTCCAAGTGCTTGAAGCATAAAGATAAGACCTTGCGCTGGGTTAAGACCAGCAAGCATACCGTAGCGAACATCAGCAGAATAGTCATTCTTGATGTCTTTGGCTGGCTTGTATGTGATTTCATATGGAGAACCTGAATCTACTCCGCGAATTGTTTTTTCTTCTGGATACATACGCTCATCAACCTCAAAGCAAAGGCTTATAATGTCGCGTAGTGCCGCTGCAAAGATTGCTTGAGCAGACTTAACCTGGGTATCAAATGCACCCATAAGAGCCTGTACGCCTTGTCCAGTGACGATAGAGGCATCAATGTTACCTGTACGTGATTCAGGATAACGAGTACCAACACGAAGTTCTTGGTTAAGCAATGTCTGCTCAGTAAATGCACCTTGGGGAAGTGTTAGTTCTACGCGGCGTACACCTGCTGGGTTTGCAGTACGGATAACTGCGTCTCCACCAAGTTGTAGTTCCTGTACATCCTGTGGAAGTACGATAGGAGCCTGAACAGATTTCTCTGCTGCTTCCATTGCAAGCAATGCAAAGCGATTGCGTAGTAACTGAATACCCAAGACGTCATCAAATTGTCCACGAAGTTCACCATCAACAGATGGTTTACGTGCAACAACAACCATCATCTTACCCATTGGGTTTTTGACCTTTGAAAGAATTAGGTCTTGACGTGTTGGTAAGTAGATGATTGACTGGTCTTTGTCATAGTAGCGAATTAACTCAACCTCGTTATTAAGGTCTTGCTTGTAGCCTTGACCACCAAGCAATTCTCTTTCAAACTCTGGAAACTGAGTAACGAGTTCGCCCAATGTCATCAGGTATCTCTTAGCAAATGCCACACAGCGTCCATAGCGGTCAAACTCTGGATAGGAACCTATCGGGTTTTCTATGCGGATACGTGGCAGTTTTGCTTCTTCGTCCAATTCAATAATGAACGGAACGAAACCATATGTAATATACCAGTCTGCACCTGAGTACATTTGTACCGATAGGTCAGAATGTGAAAAATAATTTGATGCAATTCGAGTGCGCTTGTCTGCAAAGGCACGCGCTCTGTCGTTGACAGCGTTGGCTGCAGAGCAGTTGACCGCTGGTAGTGGTGCCATAACCTCTGAAAGGTCACGTGCCACAACATCAATGAAGTTAGCAACTACGTTGGCATCTACGCCATCTGGAAAGAAGTCAGGGTAAACCTGTGAGATTTGACCCTTACGGACAGCAAGGACGTCAAGGTTGCGAGCATCTCTCTCGCTATTGCGGTAGCGCAAAGATTGAACACGCGCTGCTACCTGTTCCATTGATAATGCCATTATTGTCCTAACGTAGATTTACAATTATTAACAACTTTGTTTTACAGAGTGTCGTGTGTTTCTCTAAAAAGTTCGTCTTTAATAGCCTTCTTAATTTTACTTACTACAGATGGCTTATTCTTTTTAGGTAGTTGAGGTCCTTGAATTTTTGCAGGACCCATCATACCGCCTTGCAATGGCTTGTAGATAGGCGCAACAGACCTACCACCTGAACCACTAATTCCACTCGTTGTTCGAGTCATTGAATTAGAAACTCTTGGAGTCGTTGCTGCAGTTCCAGTAATTTTTACCTTAGTTGCTGGTTTTATTTTTTCTGTCTGTTTTTTTATTTCAGACTTAGGAACACGCATTTCTGGCATAGTATTCTCCTATTGTAGAATTAAAAATTAACGACGCTTGTTGCTTCCCATAAGTCGTGCAGGCTGGTCACCTGTAATAGTCATATATTTCTTAGATGGTGTTCCTTTTGCGCCAGATGTTGCAGCCTTGGCTGTTTCGCCAACTTGCTTCTTAACTTCTTTTGCAGCAGCCTTAAGTTGGTTTGCTGTTCCACCAAGTGCGCCAGCATTTCCTTTGTCGCGTACTACAGCGCCGAGGTTTCCAACCGCTGTAACAATGTCGCGTGCTTCGCGTGCTGTTACGCGGAAACGATTAGTAATATCCTGAATTAGGCTTTCTTTTGCTTGTGTCTTTTTGACAGGTGTAAGTTCCTTCATTGGTTGATTTCTTGCATTTCCACCAGTTGACTTAGCGGTTCCTGTAATCTTTACTGTCTTTTTCATTTGTGCCATTTTGTTTTATCCTTATCCGTATTGTTGTGACCATTGGTCTGCAAATGCGTCATCTAGGTTGATAGCGAATCTGCGTTCCGTCTGAGCGCGTGTCGCCCAACGGTTGCTTTGATATTGCGATGCTTGACTTGACCTCTGCATTAACTCTCTAATACGGATGACCGCAAACCATAGAGCCATTACAACGTCAGTGGGGTTTCTAGTATCTGGCTTCCACGTAATGAGTTCCTGTACAAGGGTCTTTAAACCCTCAGAGCCTTCATTGCTTGGTAGTTCGATGATGTTGTTATCTTGGAATCTGCCATCTCGTGTGTTACCAAATAAGGTAGCCATAGATGCCACACCAAAAGAAGTGTCCCACTTATTCTTGCCAGTAAAATGTGAATTCAGTTGCGTACCGTAACCTGCTAAGAAGTTTCGTAGATGGTCGTCCAGCGCATACGCTTTCTGATGAGCATTGATTTCGATACGCAATTCCTGAGGGCGGTATTTCTCCACCCAATCTTCGATTAAATTTTGAATCTTCTGTGGATTAGGGTCTGTCATATTGACAGCATCTAGCACATAGATTTTTCCGTCAGCCTTGTTGTAGGTACAGACCACGGCTCCTGTTGCACCTGCCATAGCAGGGTCAAGACCAATGATGGTGTAGCCCTCAACGTGACGAGGATGTCCTGGGTTACCCGCCTTTAGCGGTCCTCTTTTTCGCATTCCATTGACTGAGCCAGCCACACAGGTTGGAGAGAATATCGAGTCTTCTTGGACGTCTTCTTGTTGGTAGACCATAGCCCAGACAGAAGGCGCCACCTCAGAGCGGCGCGTAAAGAGAGCGGGTCCATCCCATTTCGGATAAAGTCCGTCGGCATCAGGTTCGTCCACATCTCCTTCGGGTCTATCAGTTTTAGCCCAAAGGGTTTTCCAATTTGCAGGTTTTTCGTCAAATTCTAAAACGGCTGGCATAGCCATATAAGTGAAGGGTGATTTGCCACCAGTCCACTGTGAGCCATCCCGTAGCATCTTGTAGAGGTCAATCGGTGAGACTCTGGTACCTACGATGATAAGTTTACCGTAGCGTCCAAGACGGGTAATAACTTCCTTCTGAAGCCATTCCATCTGCTTTTCCCACTCGTGGGCGTTAGAACCCATCACAGCGTCATCGACAATAATCAGGTCGGCACGAGCACCGTAAATCTGGGAACCAAGTCCTAGTGCTTGAACTGTTGGGTCTTTTTCGCCACTATCGCGTCCTGTACCCAAATAAATCATATCTGCAGACCACGTAGTGGCGTCTGCCTTATATCCGCCATTTGGACCAAAAGCAGTCTGCAGTTTAATAAAGGCGGGGTGGTTAAGGCGAGTCTTAATCGCACCAAGGAACTTGCGTGCCATACCCTGAGTCTTTGAGACAATGATGACTCGTGAGTTAGGGTTGGTCACAATCTTGTAGACCACGTAGTTGGTCGTGATGACCGTAGACTTTGCGTGCTCAGGTGGCACATTTACGAGCACTCTGTTGACAGCGCCTGGCTCGTAGGTCATAGCAGGGTGTATCCAGCGCGGCTCGCGCCCCTCAATCAGGTCAATCCAGTTGAGGTGGTGAGGGAACATCTTAGTATCTAAGAACTGCTCACAGAAGTCTGGGAAGGAGATTTCCTTTAGGTCGCCTAGGTCTGCGATTACCCCTTTACCGACCAGTCGGGCTTTGTCGGCTCGTTCCTTAAACTCAGGTTCATTCATTGTCCACTGGCGGAAGGTGACGTCGTTACGTCCCACAGATGCCATAGCGGCGGTAATGGTCGAGCCTTGCTCTAGTTGGAGTAGAACTTTCTCCTGCGCCTCGCGCTTGGGGATGTTCTGAATTCCTGGCTTGCGTCCCATAGGTGCCCCCTAAAGTTGCCCTCTGTAGAGGTTATAAAACGATGTATAAACGGTACCCGTTAGACGGCATAACTGTGGTAATTATAATTATATATTATATATATTAAGGATTAACCGTAGAGCAAACGGAGGTTAATCCGTTAAAGATTATTATTAATCTTTACATATAAGATAACCCGTTCAAAGTACCAAAACCGAACACTTAATATTAATATATTTTTAAATATCTTTATAAGGGGGGCTAATATATATAAAAGCCCTGGTCAGGGCGCATTTAGCAAATATAACAGAAAATTATTGGGTGAGTATATATACAAGTAAGTGAGGCAGTTAAACAACCCTAGGGTCAAACATACCTGACAGAGTTAGATTAGGCGAACCCTAACCCTTAACGGGAGGGTGAGTGTCTTGTCTAGGATATAAATCCCGCAGGATTGCGGGTTTAAATGCCAGAGTTTGGCAAGGAACTAAGGTTATGAGTGCAATACAAGACAGGCGACTATCCCCCTACCAATTCCGCGGGGTCTAGTCTTTAAGAGTTCAGGCTATGAATTAGGGGAAGTGGTTTAAGTTTCAACTACTTACACCCTTTCAAATTGTCGACATATCGACAGACCTAAACCCTCAACAGGTTCCGCAGGTGTGATGTAACTCACAAGACATTGACCACTAATGACCAGATTATCGCTTGACATACGCTTAACAAGGTGAGAGAGTTATCTCACAAGGCAAGGCAACACCGCCAAGCCAAGGACAGGAGAATAAGAGAATGAGTTACAACCCAGAGACGCAACAGAGTAGCCTTCTTCACGATTTAGCCGACGCGATTACATCATTTCAAGCACTAGACCAAGCGGTCAGCGTACTAATCGAATGGGGCTTAGTAGATGCAGACTTAGGCGCGGAATACATCAAGGAAGCACAGGGGGCGAACTAATGACACCGACAGGGCTAGCACTAAAGGTTACAAACAAGGACGGGCGCGAGTCTTTCCCTTGTTACGAGGCTTACGGGTGGGACAAGGTGAACCAAATCATCTCAAACACCCTAGAGATTGAACACGTTCTAAAGGTTGAAATCGTAGATATAAACGTCCTACGATAGGGCAACAGCCCCCGCCTAGCGGGTACGGGTTCACAATCCGACGGGGGCACTAGGTAGGCGAATGACTACCTTGCAAGACCTAAGACAGGAGAACGAAAGAATGGCAAAATATTTCGAAATAGGTTGGGATAAGTTCGGGTTTTACATTGAAACCCGCTTGATTGACTTATACATAGACAATAGAGGCTTAGCCCTAGGCGTCGCCGTAATCGTAGCACTACGAGTTCGCAAGGTTCTAAAAATGCGAAAGGTGGCTAAATAATGGAATGGAATCCGAAAGTGTCGAACAGTATCTACACGCGACAGACAAGCAAGGAGGGCACCACAAAAGCATTTGAATATTACTACATCAAAAGAGGAGGAGGGTACTACCTTTCTTACACAGCAGGACGGTACACATTCGGGCGGGAAATTGATTTCCGCGAGACATTTAACACCTTAAAAGAAGCGCGGGAATTCTGCGAGAATGTAGACCGTGAGACGGTAATAATTCACGCGGTTTAAGTGAGGCAACTCACAGCCCGCCACTCTTGACAGAGGGCACAGGGAGCGAGACCCTAGGCGGGCACGGGTAGAAATCTACCAGAACGACAAAACGACAGGAGAACACAGAAATGCCAGCACTAAACCAGAAAGACGCGGAGCACTACATAGCAAAACGCAGACAATTCACAGCATCAGCTTTGCGCGGTGATTACTGTAAAGGGTGGGTACCTGATGCGGGACGTCTAAACGCTGAAGAGTACACAAAACTAGACCAAGCAGCCCGTTACGATTCAGAGTGGGTCTATGTAGTTTGGTCATATGACACCCCAATCGCTTGGCACGACTCAGAGGGCTGGTATGTAGTCGCGCAGAAGTTCAGCCAGACAACAAGCAAGCACCAAAACCTTACCCGCCGCGCTATTGCAGAGAGTTTAGAGGGGGCGACAGTATGACCGCCTTAATTTTAGCCCTTGCACCTCTTGCCTTGCTATGTATTGCGGGCATACTATTAGACAACGACCTAACGACAGGAGAAAATTAAAATGGCACAACTTTTAGAACTTATCAACACAGACTCAACAAACGCCCTGAGGGCTTGGTGTTTTGGTGAAGCACTCAGAACACGAGACCGCGACGCGTTGCGTCTGTGGCTCTCCGAATGGGAGAAGAGCGACGCGAGAAAAGCAAAACTCAACAACGAAAAGACGGGAGAATTTTAAAATGCAAACCAAAATGGAAGACCTTCACCGCCTTGTTGCGGTGCTTGAAGAATGCGTAAGACCTTTATTAGAGGGCGAAGAAATAGAGTCGCCTTATGAATCAATGAGACGCCCGCACCTAGTTCTACAAGAGGGGAGCAAAACTTACGGGCGAGCCTTTCGGGTTCACTTTACGGGCGGAAGTAAGTACGGCTCGGGACATTGGGAACCGCGAGGGTTTAGCGATTACCTAGGCGGCACCAAGGCAGAAGCGGAGCGAACTCTGCGAAGTCTGATTGCGGGCATTCGTACAGGCTCAATGATTGCAGAGAAACTAGAGGAAGAAGGCAACGAGTGAACGCCACGGAAACCAAGCCTTACACCGTCGAGCAATTATTAAATGAGATTTACGAAGACAACTATTCACACCTAGAGTTTGAATGGAATATGGGCGGGGAGCCTTGCGAGTGCAAAATCTGCCTAACAATGCAGACTATAATCAAATACAGGGGTGAGTGATGCCAATTTGTAGAGATTGCTTACGCCCTGTCAATGAGTGCCACCACGGGCAAGAGATAAGGCGGAAGTGTTAGCCCTCGCGCTAGCCCTAACCCTTACTCTTCCCGTCGCGGTGGATGGCGACACGATACAAAGCGGGGAGTCTTTCGTCCGACTGGTTCAAATAAATACACCAGAAAAGGGCGAGTGTTACTACAAAGAGGCGACGGAATACACGCACAATTTTCTAAAACTAAATGGTAAATCGAAACTCATACCTGATGCGAGATTGGATAGTTTCGACGAGTACGGCAGGGCACTAGGTTACTTGACAAAGGGAAACCGAAACCTTAATCTTGAACTCGTAAAGTATGGATACGCGAAGCCTTATTTCTACAAGGGAATGAGGGGAAAGTATGCAAACTTAATCGAGAAATATGCTAGACAAGCAAAGGCAAATCGCCTAGGCTTATGGAAATGCAACGACAGGAACGCACAATGGAACAAGAAGAGCAGTTAAGTTGGTCAGAGTTAGCAGAGTTGACACACGAAACACAGGTAGATAAGTTTGGTTGGTGTATGTGTGAAGACACAGAGCCACACGAATACCCATACGGCGATTGCCCAAAGACAGGAGAATGAAATGAGTACAGAGCAACAGATTCAAAGCGCAATAGATAGCCTTAACGAGGCGATGAAGTTAATGAAAGAGTTGGGATTGATTACAGAGGGCGACGAAGATGAGTGAGCCACAACTCAACGACCCAGTATTTTACGACGACTCAGAATGGATTATGTGTAGCCAGTGTGACAACGAGTTCGACTTTAACACTTACAATTCCAAGACGTGTGAGTCTTGCGAGAACGGAGAGACAGAGTGAATAAAGAATTTCAAATTACTTATGAAGTTAAGGGAATTCAAGTTGTCAAGGTAACGCTACCAGAGGGCACCGACGTACCCGCAAACTGGAACTCTCTGGACATTCAAGAGCAGGACGAATGGCTCTATGAACACGAGATTAAAACCGAAAAATATTACGAAGATATTCACTACTCTTTGCCCGCTTCTATTTTGGAGATACGCCACCTAAAGGCGGTAATTTAATGACGTTACCTGACCGAAGTTGGCACGCGAAAGGTAATTGTAATCAGCACCCAGACCCAGACCTATGGCACTACGAGAACCCAAGGTTGTTAGATGAACAACAACTGGAAGTCTTGCGAAGTGTTCAGGCAATAGAGTTATGCCACACCTGTCCAGTCAGGCTTGATTGCTTGAAGCAAGGGTTAGATTCTGAGAACCTAGAATACACTGGCGGGCACGGTTCTATTTGGGGTGGGTTGCTCACAGTTGAGCGGTATTTACTCACAACTAAACACCCAAAACAGGTTCGAGTTAAGGCAGAGTCACGACATAGAGGGAATGTTCGACGAAAGATTGCTAGAATAGATAAATGAAAAAACGATTTATAATTCTATCAACTCTTGTTGCTATCGCGGTTATCACACCAGCAACCCACAACGTGGGTGTGCACGTGGACATTGAACCCAAAAAGCCAGAGGTTATACAAACCAAGGCAACAATGGAAGAGAAGAAAGCCAACAAGATTATGGCTATGAAGTTTGCCAAGGCAGGTTGGAACTGGGATAGAACTCAGCGCAAGTGTGTCTACTCGTTGTTTATGAAGGAGAGTAAGTTCGACCACTTAGCCAAGAACCAACAGGGCAGCAGTGCATTTGGGATTGGGCAGGTATTGAAGGAGACAAGCAAAGACCCAGCGATACAGATACTCAACGCTTACAAATATATCAAGCACCGCTACGACACACCGTGCAAGGCGTGGTCACACAGCCAGCGCAGAAACTGGTACTGATGCTTGACTTAACTGGCAAGCCTATTGTAACCTGTATCTGTGGGTGCAAGATGTTTGTGGTCACAGTAATGTGGGACGAAGAGACAAGAGAAGTAGGTTGGTACGATTTAAAGCAGGAATGCAAGGAGTGTGGGGCAATTAGCACCGCACCAACACCAATAGACTGGAGAGATGAATGAGTGAAAAAAAGTTTGGAAAGTCTTGGCTTTACTGGGGCAAGATTAGTGGCTTTAGTATTGGATTTCAGATTAGCAGACACAACTTTGATTTGAGCATAGGGTTTTGGTACGTAGGGTGGGAGTTCTAATGCCCAACTACGAATACAGATGTCGTAAGTGCCACTCACTTACAGTTATAAATCGCAAAGTTGAAGAGCGAGATGATGAAGTTACTTGCCCTTGTGGGCAGGTGTCTAGTAGAATTTACAATACACCAGCGGTTCAGTTCAAAGGAACTGGATTCTATTCAACAGGAGGATAGTATGTGCACAGTATGTAAGAACGGTGGTTGCAGTAATTGTGAACCACGCAATGAAACACTTCAGTTTGCTAGCGGTAAAGAGATAGAAGAATTCTATGACTCATACGGAGAATCACTCTGGGTAGACCCAGCAGAATCAACGCCTGAATCTTCCTGAGGTACGTCGTCGTTATCGCGGAATGGTTTGAACCCACCAATCTTGTTGATGAGTTTACGAATGGCACGCTTGTGGCGCATACGCACCGCATCTTCTGTGCCCATATCTAATTCTTTTGCAATGTCACCGAAGTCCATTGACTCTGCATAGCGTAGGAATAATACTTTCCTGTCATCCTTTGGTAGTTTCCAGAATGCGTAATCAACTTCAATCATCATAGCCATAAGGTTGCCACCCTCATTAGGTGCAGATGGACGACCAGTTCTACCAAGGTTTAGTTTGTGGGTTACGCCCCACTCTCCACGCAATACAGGAGGCAGCAATGCCTCAACCATATCTGCTTCGTAAAAGAATAAATCGGTAGTCTCATAGCCACCAGACTTTGCTTTCCAATGGTTGCAATAATCTAAGGCTTGATTGCGTAGGCTACGATAGATAAGGTTCTTTGCATCTTTGTCGCCTATCTCTTCCCAAGCATCCAGTTTATTTGGGTGCTCAACAAACCACTGATATAAAGATTGTTTGATGTCTTCAATATCAACAGTCGGAGACTTACGAGAATACTCAGAGGCAACAGCATCAACAACATACTGCCAGCGTTCTATCCTTGCCCACTCAATCATTGAATCTTTGTCCCGTCCACTATCTTGAGGAAGGTAACTGGCTTCATCATCTTATTCTTGTTAGCAAACTCAGTTGTAACTGGCAACCACTTATCTTCCCACACAAGATTGTTCATCAGGTCAAGACGGAAAGACCACACACCCTCAGGTGTATAGTTAATGTAGTAAGGTGTTAGCCCAAGTTCAGCAGACTTAGTGATAAGAAAGTCATACTTCTTTTTCTCAAGCAATAACGTATCGTAGTGAGTGTTGCGTGACTTAAGTTCAATGAACATTTTATACTCATCTGTAATGCAGTCGAAGCCGTCGAATAATTCTGGGGAGTGTACTAAATCTGGGAAATGTTCCTGCTTCAGCCAGTTAAATAACTCCTGCTCTTTCATTCATCCCACTTACCTCTTAGAACTAGCAGTCCAATGATTGCATAGTTAGCCATATCCTTGAAGGAATCTTCAAGAGATTCGTGCTCAGGGCTTGCACCACTATCAATCAAGTTGTTAATGCGTGCCAACTTATCGTGCATACGCACACGCAAGCCATTGATTGCACCGCCTGGTGCTTGTGAGATATTCTTCGGACCATAATCTTTATGCTTAGAGATAAGCAGTTCAGACAATTCTTTATTTATATTGGCAAGGTTTACTTCGAGGTGGAGTTCGCGTGCAATAACGGAATGGCTAACGAAACCATCAATGAAGTTCCCTGAGTCTCCGTCTTTACTACGTTTAAACCCAAGTTTGTTAGATACTGAATAATCTGCCATATCTCTTCACGCTCCGCTTTCGTTGTCATCTGGTTCCTCCGCTAGTAAATTTTGTAAGTCTCGGTCAAAGTCCTGAAGTGCAGACTTCACAATCATATCCTCAACTAACTCATCTACTAGGTCGTAACCATTCTCACTAGCAAATAGTGTAACATAAGTAGACTGAGTTATCAGTTTAATCTGGTCTGCATCGTGTGCATTGTCGAACAAGAACCGAAGCATTGACCCTAGCATAAGTTTAAATCCAGAGGGCAACAGATAGTACGGGTCGAAGGTCTCGTCCTCTTCCAAGTAATGGTCTATCAAAGCAAACGAATCGGGAAAGGTTATGTTGCAGTCGTGGCAATGATTATGGGGAGGCTCTTCCTCAATGTTCATTTACACCCATCTTTTGATTGAAGTAGTCAACACCGTCCTGCACGAACATTGAATTAACATCGTGTCCATCTGGGAGTTGAATGATAGTAACTGGTAGTTCGCGGGCAAGACTACGGGCGAATTCCGTTCCAGGCTGGTCGCCATCGGCGAATACAAAGACCCTTTCAAAGTCTGCCAGCAATCGTGTGTAGTGCTTCTTCCAACTGTTCGCACCTGGTACTCCAACACAGGGAATCCCAACGCAAGCAGAAAGAGTAAGGGTATCCAACTCGCCTTCACAAACTCCAATAAAGTCACTGGCTCTCTCCACATCTAGCACATTATACATCTTGGTTTCAGCCCCAGTCATACCCATATACTTTGGTTCAACTGCAGGGTTTAAACTTCTAAATCTTAAATCAACTACGCCAGTCTTGGTAATGTAAGGGATAGATAACCTACCCTTGAATGCTTCGTGCCCTGTCTCAGGCTCCGCGACTACGCCTAATGACGCCAGACGTGCTACCTCCAGAGGAATACCTCTGCTTCTTAGGTAATCTTCCGCCTGATAAATGTTTTCCGCGTACCCTGCTGCTGCTTTCCCCAGTAATTCCTTCTGCAAAATGCTTTGCTTCACTGAAACTCATCCCCTCTTGTCTGACAATAATTTGAATGCTGTTTCCTTGGACACCACAGGCGAAACAAATGAAGATGTTCTTATCAAGGTTTGCACTTCCTGACTGGTGTGTGTCTGAATGAAACGGACACTTGAGATTAACTTGCCCGTGTGTTTGTCTAAGATTCGCACCGTAGTGTCTGAGTATGTCCGCGATTGGCGGAAGGTCGCTGTCAATTCTTATCACCGTATCCTGCATCTCTTAATAGTTTCACCGCATCCTCCAGTCTCAGTAAGCATACCCAATCGGACACACTCTTTTCTCCTTGACCATTCAAGCGTAGCACTACTATGCCTAGGTCTTTATCGTTTGCTCTATCCTTGAGTTGCTGTATAGCAGCACTAGGATTAAATCCTGTTCTTGCCTTTACTTCCCAATCAATACCCACAGTCCCAGTAACATCAGTACCACTGCGACCAGCCCCAGTACTCTCAGCAAAAGGGAAGCCATTGTCAACCAGATAATTAGCCAGTACTTTTTGACTACGATATCCCCGATGCTTGCGTGATTGCGAAGCCACTTACGAAGCACTCTTATCCTTATTCAGAATACGAACAGCCCACGCTAAGCCAGCGTTGAGTCCATCAGTCCACTCATCTGTGACTGGAACCTTGGCTGCTTCAATCTTTTCAATCAATGCTGCCGTCTCTCGCTTAACTTCAAGCAAGATATAAGCACGCATCTCTTGTGTCATATCGTCTTCTTCTTCTCGTATCATTACTCTCCTATGAGTTCTCTGGTATGTCGTCCATAAACATATACTCAGGATTAAATGCTAGCCACGCTAGCAAATCCCCGTTTGCATCTGCTCTTCCATATCTATTCTTTACAGGTGCAATAGCCATAGAAGTACCAACAACTCCAAGAGTACAGATAAGAGCAGGAAGTTGCGCGACCTTACCTTGAAGAGCCGACCTAGGCTGGCAAGGATTTCCAGGTACAGCCTCAGAAGTATGATGCAAAATAATAATAGCAGCGTTAGTATCACGAGCAAGGAATTTCAACTCCTTCATAATCGCACGCATAGATGCGAACTCTTCACCACCATCGGTGGCAATGTCCATCAAGTTATCAACAAAGATTGCAGTAGGTGGACAACCCCACAACTCTTCGAAGGCTTGAACTTCCTCGTCTATATCTTGCAGAGTAGGAGATGATTCAAATGACCAGACAATGTGTGCACCTCGTGAGAGGGTTGCCTTAGTCCAGCCGTAGTCATTGTTCATTAATGTTTCAACATCAGTCTGATTCTTACCGCTAATCATTGATGCAAGGCGCATAGCCATAGTGTGAGCGTTGGTATCTGCTGAGATATACAAGCAAGGTACCTTCATCTTGAGGGCTAAAGCCAGTGCCAGAGTGGACTTTCCCACACCTGGAGTGCCTGCCAACATAGAGACTTCTGCTCTGCGTAAAATTATTTTATTGTTATCAAATGCACGGAACACAGAGGGCAATGGTTCTCCACCAATGTCTGCTCTGCCTACTGAACGGACAAGAGTTCTCATCCTTTAGTCTTCTCAATGTCTTCTAAAGCAGCGTTGTATCCTTCTTTGTAACCATCAACGTATGCTTCTTGTAATAAATACTTAATTGTTTTTTCCATTTGTATCTCCCGTCTTAAGTTGGCAGAGGGGTAAATATCTTCCCCTAATAAATACCCCTCTACCAATTCTAGTTTATGTCAATGTCTAACCATTGACTGGTGAGCATTGCCCTTGGTCTTGTGGTTGCTGACAAACCCACATCCGATACGGCTTGCCGTTCTTCTTCGAGATTCCCGATAGGAACTTTCGCTCCCCGTGAAGACACGTTGGCGTGGTACCTGATGCTTCCGCTGTCGGGGCGGTTACGAAGGTAGGAGTTGCTGGCTGCGCGGGAGTTGAAGTAGGCGTTCCCAAAGGGGCTGCCACACCTGCACCATTAAGCATTCTTCCTGTTGCTGCAATCTGTGTTGAGTAATCAGAGATTCCCTCTAGCAATACGCTAAGTTCATCTGCAGTATTAGCGCGGACATTTACCATATCCCCACCGTTGGTCTTGTATGAGACCTGTAACTTCCAATCTTCTGCCATTACTTGTCCTCCTTCTTTAGGCTAGGAAAACCTAGTGCTTCCCTTGCTTCATCTTGTGTAATGATTTTCATCTCTAGCGCAACCAACACATCTTGTGCTGTTAGTGTATTTACTTTGAGCATTTATTTGTCCTTCGTGAATTGGCAATGTTCTGTGAGTCCACAGAAATTGCACGATTGTAGGTTCGGTAGAAATATACCAGCCTTGCGTGCTTTGTCAAAGCCATCAACAAAGTATTCAAGCGTGTCCTGTGTATACCTACTTAGGTCAATCATCTCTCCTGTCCCCGACTCACGAGACATCCAGTAGTTTCCTAGATTGACTTCAACACCCAGCATCATCTCGACTCCTATTTTGTAGAAGCCCAACTGAAGGTCAGACTGAGGACGTGCACGAGAAGTCTTTAAGTCAACGATAACTAACTTGCCGTCAACCTCAAAGATTCTATCGATGAACATCTTCACTGGTACTCCAGCGATGACTGGGTTTAACTCTAACTCGATAGCCTTGGCACCCTGAGGTGTTGTCCAGAGTTTCCAGTTAGGGTTGTTCTTGCGCCATAGGATGTAGTTGTCAGTCCATATGGAACCTTGTTCGTACCACCAAGCAGCATCTTCCTTGTTAGGGTTGAGTTTAGTTGCTCGTCCTGCTACTCGTGCAGTGGTGAAGTCAAGACCTTCGGTCTCCTTACGCCACGCTTGTTCCCATAAAGGGTTAGTTGTCATAGTCATACAACTCTGCCGCTAAGTGAAATGCTCGTCCGCCTGCTGACCAGATGGATGGTTCCTCTGGTACCTGAAGTAATCTACCTAGGTAGTACTGATATCCACAGGTCAGGTAAGTGGTAAATGCTGAGTAGGATATATGTGCTGGCAGTTCATAACTGTCCAATTTAATCATCGACTTCTCCTGTCTGAAAGTTGTTACATAGTCCTCCCTTAGAGGACAGGAGGGTACTCGATAAGGGAGAACTATGTAAATCTATTTAGTTATTATTATATAATTATATATATAATATCGGCGCTTCGCGCCTTATATTAATTAATATTAATAATTAATAATCTGAGTATACACACAACCGACTTGACTGTAAGTTAGCGACACGCCGATGACCCTACAGAAATGACAAAAAGACCCCCAAGCCATAGGTAATCCTATGACCTGAGGGTCTAAGTGTCTTAAAACCGCCTTGGAAGGCGTGTGAATGGTATTACTTTGAACCGCGACCAAACTCTGTAGCAGATGGGTCTAGCCACTTGAGTAGTGGACCAGCGAATCCTGCTGCCGCAGCCATCGCTAGTGTCTTAAGGTCCGTCTCACCTGCAAGGTAAAGCGCAACCGCAGCAGATGCTGCAGCGCGGAACCAAGAAAGTGATAGTTGCTTGAATTGTTCCATTGTATCCTCCTAGGGGATTAGGCTTTTGCACCGTGCACTTTGCAACAGGTACAAACTTCGGTCTTGTATGCCTTCTTCGCAGGCACTGGTACTACCTTTGACACAACCTGGTTAATAATCTTTGGCTGGTTAAGCCACCAGAACCAAGGGCTTGTGTCGGCAGAGTGCTCTTCTTTGATAGAAATATGCAGATGCTTATTGTGCTGGTTGCTACCTGTGTACTTACGGTTGCCTTCTTTAGCACGAGCCTTTGACCAAATCTTTCCCTTGAAAATCAGGTACTCAACTCGTGCATCTTCCTTCAACTTCTCGAAGATGTCGAGGCAATCAATGCCGTGCTTAGGGTCGTGAGTCAAATCAACTGCTAGACCTGTGTTGTGGTCAGAGTTGGGACTGGCTTTCATATGCGCTTGGGAAGGAAGGAGTCCATCGCTGGCTTTCATACGCAAGGGTGCTATCGCTGTGGCTTGACGCAGGACAGCAGTGGCGGCAGGCGTGGCTTTCGTAACAAGTTTCTTCATTATTCTCCATCTTTCTTTTCCTTTGGCTTTGACTTTAATCCGTTTCCTGCAAGTACGCCAGCAAGAGAACCAGTAAGAAACACGCACAAGGTACTAACAAGGTCAATAAATGCAGCATCGTTGGGTGCCTGTTCTCCTAATGGTTGTGTAATAAATAGCAACGCATAGAGCAATCCAAATACGGAACCAGCAAACACAATGGCTAGTATGATTCCGATAGTTACAATCAGTCTTGCGTGTAAATCTTCGGGTGTGAATTTATTTCTTTGGTTCATCTAATACTCCAGGCAAAATGTCTTTGGTACAAGTACCAGTGGGGATACATTGAGGTGGGTTACACTCTGGCTTTTGCCAGTTTTCGTACTCTTGGCAAGGATAACGAACCCAGCCCTGATACCCGCAGCCGCTAAGAGTTATTGCGAGTAAGAAGAATGCGATAAATCTCTTCAACTTGTCGCTCCAATCGCTCAACTGAATCCTTCATACTCGAACCACCATTGGGCTTAAGTTCATATAGGAAATGTTTTACTAGCCATCTAATCGATGCAGCAAATGCTGAAACGATTGTTAAGATAGATATGATTAAAGCAGCCCAGTCTGTGGCGGTCATTTGCGCTCCTAAGAGTTATACGGTACGGATAGTGATTTGTAGTACGCCACCAAAGCCATCAAAGCGCTTATCAGGTGGGGTCAAGCGGGTGAACGTAACTTGTTCGATAACAGCCTGACGAGATTCGCCAGTTGTTAAGTCTTGCCAGGTGACAACATCTCCGTTGCCTTCGATGTCTTCAAGTAAACGAATCTTGTCAAAGGCTCTGCCTTCGTATCCAAGCAGTACGTTGTATCGGTCAGTCTCAATATCATAGCAATAGACAGGGAACTGCATCACACGCTGACGTGGAGTAGCAATCGTTGACTTTGCTTGGTAACCCTTGAACTGTGGACCCTTGCTTGGGTCTGTTCCATCTCTGTACATAATAAACTTATAAGCCAAGTACTCTTGTGCTGCAGATGGAGATGAAGTTGTTACTTCTGGCGCACCTACTGCTGCGTCATAAGAGATAACGTCATACTCTACGCCATTCTCATCAACAGTATCTAGTGTCATAGAACCGTAGGTAAAGTTACCTCGACCTAGTAGTCGCTTAAAGTTCTTCTTCTCAAGTGTGTTGTATCGAATATTGCCAGTCTTTAAGTAACCCGTAGGAGTTAGTTCAGTCAAATCCTCAGTGTAAATACTTCCAGTTGTTGCAACAATCGCAGCAGCAGATGTCACTGCTGTAGATGTTACGTTAGTTGCAGCCTTTGTGTATGTAAATGTAGTGGTAGTTGGCACTGTTGTTACTGTGTACTCACCATTGAATGTAGCATCGACACCTTCGACCCAAATGGAATCGCTTACCGCTAGGTTATGTGCTGCACTTGTAGTCAGTGTTGCTACATTGCTAGTCAATGCCTTATTAACAATGGTACCCGCAGAAGTAGCAGATGTAGTAAATGCTAGTTGCTCAGTACCATTGACGAATGCACAGCCAGTAGTAATATGGTTTGTTACACCTGGGTAGTAAATATCATTTGCGTAAGCAAAGCGTAATGGTTCTATCTGTGTTCCTAGGTCAATACGGATAACCCCAGGCTCACCATTAACAGAGGTCGCGCACCACACAAAGCGGTCACGTGCTGCAAAGTCGTAGCAAGGCTGGCTTGTTTGAACAATGAGTGGACCGTAGTTGATTGAACCATCGACGTCTGAGACAGTTGCTGCTCGGATACCCTTGTTAGTTCCAATCATCATAAAGCCTAGGTAGTAATAAATCTTGTGACAGATTTCCCCCACTGGAAGTTCTGCTGCAACAACTGCTGATGTAAGAGTTGGCATTACTCCAGCAGTAGAGAGAGTAAACTTGACGATTGTTGACTGGATGCCGTTGTATCCTGCAACATAGATTGCAGAACCTGATGCTGCCACAGATGTGAAAACGTGTGCAGTTGATGGGTGTGTATAAACAGCAGTTGGCATAGCGGATGCAGATGATGAGAACTCGTACACCTTATTGTCGGCACACATTACGATACGTTCTTTGACGTACTCCATTGTTGCGTTAGCAACTGTTCCAATTTCATCAAACATTTTTGTAACGTCTGCAGTAGAGGCAGAGGTACCAGTCAGAGGTTTCTTATAAACAGTTTTCTTGGTTGCTGTGTTAGTAATCCAGAATGCTGTTGTGCCATCATCACAGATTCCATACACAGCACTATCTGTTCCAGCGTTGTAATCAATAAAGTGAATAGGTGACGAACCTGGAACAATCTTGTCTACATCATATTCATCCCAGAGCAATACACCTTCGGTGTTGTTAAACTTAATAGAACGAACAGACTGGAATGGTCGACCATCGGGACGCACACGACCAGTTGTGATGTGGTTTACATCTACATTGTTAAGTAGAGTTACTTCACCCTGCTTGAATACATCTACGCCTTTACTATCTGCAAAGCGATAGTGACCAAACTCGTCTGCAGTTTGTGGGTCGAAGTAGACAATGCCTGTACCACCGTGGAAAGAAGACTGTGAACGAATCCACCAGCCAGTTAGAGATTGCTCTCCTGGTTCTGTCTGGTTGTCGAACTGTTCTTTACGAAACGGTGCTGTCTGTCTAACATATGGTCGTGCATCATTGATTGCATAGATAAATGGGAGTCCACCAATTGCTACATCATAATTGATGTCAGTGTTCTGCCAGATTGCACCGTCGGAAACGATACCAATATCAGTTGCGATGGCTCGCGTTGGACGACCTTCGGTAATATCACGACCAGCCACTTAGACTCCTTAAGGTTTGTCTTGCTCTATTTGCTTCTTTAATGTTTGCCAACTCCAGTAGAGACCGTAGTAATCTACGTCTAACGAGAATCGTTTCATATGTCGTACTAGCGCACCTGTGTGTGCGTAAAGTGGAACACCTGCTTCTTTAAGTTTGCGGAAGAAAACAATGTCTTCTCCTACATACTCATCTCCAATACCTTCTTGCTCTGCAAACATAGACTGATTTGGAAACTTAGCACGTAGTGCTGGTACCACAGACTTATGCATTAGAACAAAACCAAAGCCTGCTGAGTCAACTTTTATTACTTGATTCTCAGGCAGTGGATGTACGTGTTGGATTACGTGTTCACTAATATTGTGGAACAAAGCAGGGAATGGTTGGGCTAGTGTGCCTTCGTTCTGCTTAGAGATGAAGTAAGTGCCAGTTACAACTGGCTTACCAATCTTGTCTGCAGCGTCCCATACTTTAGCCAGCACGTGGATATCCATTACGATGTCCGAATCAACCCACAAAAGCCAATCAGTTTTAATCTGGTCTGCCCAGTAATCAAAGAGTACTTGGCGTTGTCTTCCAATTTGGTTACCTTGCACTCGCATACTGTGCGTAATCTCAATGCCGTTAGCAGGAGCCTGGAGGGCTATGGAAACCATACCCTCTGTGAACTTGCCATCAGTATTGCCATTGTCACACCAACCTAGTGCTACTGTTCCTTTATTTACTTTAGCCATAGTGTCCCCTATAGTAGATTAACTAGGGAGCGTGTTCGCCCCTGTGATAACTGTGTGTAGATTTGAGTTGTAGCCACACTTGTGTGGCGCATTAACTCCTTTACCGCAATCAAATCACCGCCTGATTTCTCAAGCATTGTAGTTGCAAAGTAATGTCGAAGGCTGTGAAAATGCTTAGCGTCTTTACCAAGGATGCGACGCATCTCATTGGCTGCTCTACTAGATAACTTATTAGGCGTTACCTGCCAAAGTCTTCCAAGGGTCTCATAAGACCTAATCATATCTGAGACGATAGGCGATACTGGGACTATCAGGTCTGTTCCACCTTTGCCCTGTACTCGTAGAGAGTACCCATCCTCGTGCTCTATCAGGTCTGAGCCTTTGATGTTGGCTACTTCCATAGCACGAAGTCCTGCTGTGCCACCTAGTACGAACCAGTTGCGTAGCGTTGGGTTCTTGGCTTCTGCCAGCAACTTCTGATACTCACCCTTGGTTACAGGCTTAGGCACACCGCGCCCTGGCTTGACCTGTGGCAGTTGTTCAGCGGGGTTGTTACCATCTACTAACCCCATCTTGTTGAGGGACTTGTAGATGCTTCTGAGCCTTGCTACATAGGTAGCCTTGGTAGATTGCTTAGTAGCCTGGAGTATCACCCGCTCTAAATCCTCGTAAGAGGCTAGAGCAGGGTGAACACCCAAGCGTCTAATAATCTGCATATCCTGCTTAAACAATTGCTCAGAGAACCCTGAGGTTCTATAACGATTGTGTAACTGTTCTGCTATCTGTTCTATAGGTATAAGTTCCATACCCATAGC